ACACGGCCTTCTCCGTGCCGCTGCGGCTGTCCCAGCGCGTCCTGACGGCCCGCACATCCACATGGGTGAAGGTCTGATACACTCCGATGCCTCCGGCCTTGGGCTGCAAAAACTCTGCGTACTGCGCCACTGCCAGCGGCGGCACGCCGGAAATGGTGATGTCCGCCGCCATTCCCCGCAGGTGCTGGGACTTTGGCGCGCCGCCCTTCTTGGCGTTCCACGCAGCCGTGCGGTACGCGCTGTTGATGGTGACGGGCTTCCCGAAACGGTCCCGGATTTTTTGCAGCAGCGTCACCAGTTCTCCGGAAATCAGCACCGTGTCGCTGCCATCGTGGCAGGCAAACTCCGCTATGGCGAAATTCGCGGACAGCTTCACGCCGCCGCTCTGCTTTTTGGAGTAGGTTTTTACGCTCATTTCTGCCGCTCCTTTCTCATTCTGTGTAGTCTTCAATTACAGTGACGCCATAATCAATGGCGCACTGATTTTCAATTCTACACCCACGGGCGTCCTGCCAACCGTGCGCAAAATATGCAACGTCGGCAGTGGACAACAGTTCCAAGGACTTCCCGAGGAACCACAATGGCCGTGCATCGACCGGAGCATCACGAAAGAAACTGTCGATAACCTCAATATCTTCTCCGGTGTGGTCTTTCGCACTTTGAATTGCCTTTTCGCGTTCAGCAAGAATCTGTGCATCCGTTTTGCCCCGCATCGGCTGAGAGATAAACAGCTTTTTCACGCCTTCACCTCCGGCTTTCCGGGCCGTTTGATCGGCTCACCGGGATATGTCTTGCCATCGACTACGTAGCCGGGGCTGTCGCTGATCTTCTCGGCACGCTTGGCATAGCCGTCTGCGTCGTAGGTGTACCTGAAGCCGTTTTCCTCAACGGTTTGCCCCGCCCGGTCGGTTCTGCGTCTCATATCAGGTTTTCTCATGGTTATGTACTTCCCTTCGTAAAATTATGTTTTGCCGCCCCTGCGGCTGGATTACAACTATTTGTCCCCGGTCAGCTTGTCCCCCGCACTGTCCACGGCCTTTTTACCTGCTTCCAGCGCGGACACCAGCCACCCCGGAACCGGCGCACCGAAGGTCACGGCGTGCTCCGCAAGACTGCCCAGCTCCCCGATGATGTACCACACGATTACCAGCGGCGCCAGAAGCACGGAATACTCAAACGGCAACGTAATGCCGGGAATATTTGCGACAACCAGACCAATCAACCAGTCTGCCACCAGAGCGACCACCACAATCACCACCTCGCCGCCTTTGTGCCATGCGCCGGCCCGCAGCTTCGCGCTGCTCCACTTCCCTTTCTTGAAAGCCGCCGCGCTGCCGATCAGCCAATCCAGCAGCATAATGCCTACCCAGACCACAACCAGCCACCCGAACCAGCCCCAAAAGGCCGTCAGAGCCGCAAGAATTGCGGCAATCGCCGCTTTGGTGTTAATCAATGCGTTGTGTTCCATTCCGTTATCCTCTCTTATTTCAAAAAGTATCGCGGCCTCTCGCCGCCTCTGACGGCATACCGCATCCAGTCCAGCAAGATAATCGCGCCAACGGCTTCTCGTCCTGTCATCAGCTCACCACCAAGTAGCACCCGCTCTTTTCCAGCATAAATTGTATAGAGGAGGTGCATTAATGGATCATCTTTCCATAGGCATGCAAGCGCCTGACTTTACCGCAGTCACAACATTTGGCCCTATAAAAATGTCTGACTTCAAGGGTAAATGGGTAGTTTTTTTCTCGCATCCCGGCGACTTTACGCCAGTTTGTACCACTGAATTCATTGCTTTTTCACAAGCACAACAGCAGTTTACAGATATGAACACTCAGCTTTTAGGATTGAGCATCGACAGCAATCCATCTCATCTTGCCTGGGTGTACGCGATATACCTGACCACTGGCGTTCAGGTTCCTTTCCCAGTAGTGGCCGACCGCATGGGGGATATTGCTCGAATGTATGGGATGATTGCCCCAGACGTCAGCAAGCAAGAAACCGTACGTAATGTGTTTATTATCGACCCCGATCAGAAAATCCGCGCTATTTTGATCTATCCCCTTACAAATGGCAGGAGTATTCCCGAAATTCTTCGTCTGGTCACAGCTTTGCAAACCAGTGACCAATACCATGTAGTTACGCCAGCAAACTGGCAACCCGGACAGCCTGTTCTAGTCCCTCCACCTCAAACTTATGACGCTCTGCTTTCTCGCCAGAATAATCCACAGAGCGAGGGACTTACCTGTAGAGACTGGTTTTTGTGCGGCAAGGAGCTTCCCGAAAATTCCAATCCTAAGTAACCTATTCCGCCCCACTTTGGGGCGGAATTTTTATATTCCTTACAGTATTAACTCCCTCGTAAATCGTATCGCGGCCTCTCTCCGCCCCGGACGGCATACCGCATCCAGTCCAGCCCCACAATCACCGGCCCACTGACGACGCACCATAGCGCCGTAAACTGCGGGCAGACCTGCCCCAGCAGATTCCCCGGCAGGTGGGAGTAGTCCCACACGCCCCAGCCCAGCCAGAGGTTTAAGATGCACCCAACGGCAAACTCCGCCGACGTGATGGCAAGGCCGCACAGGATGGCTTGTGCCCAAATCGGACACCTCCACGGCAGCTCCGCGCCCATCCGCTCCATGATGATACCCATCACCAGCGCCAGCACCAGCATGGTCCAGCTGATGCCCTCCGGGTGCCCACGGATGGTCTTGTAGACTACCTCCGCGAAAAAGTACGCCGTGCCTATAAAGCACGCCAGCAGGCCGCTTAAAATCACGTCTCCGGCCTTACGCATTGCCACATCCTGCCGCCGCAAGGACGGCTGCCATGTGCGCCGCCAGATCATCCGGCAACATCGCGCCGTATGTGATGGACTGCACGTCCGCCACGGTGGTGCAGCGCTTGACCCATGTCCTCAGATGGTTGCAGTATGTCTGGTGGTACAGGATGTGCGTGGTGGCCGCCGTAGCCATGATGGCGATGTCCGCCGCCGGGTAGACCTCACACAGCGTACCGTCTAGATGGTAGGCATAGCCAGTCCCGCCCGCCTTGACGGCCTCTTTTGCGGTCGTCAGGTTGATCTGGTCGGGGATACTAAGGCTGATATGCCCCGCCGTGCCGTCGGATAGTTTCACGTCGCACCCGGCGGTAATAGCAGCGTCACAGGCGGCGTTGATTTCCACCAGCTTGTCCTTCTGCACCTCGGCCAGCGACGGCTCCGGGAGCGTTGCGAGATATGCCAGATAGGCATTCTCATTCCACACACACGATGTCACAGTCTTCCCGTCATGTTCAATGGTCACAAAGCCAGCAGCCTGTTTGCCCGGCTTGAAAAACTCTGTGAGGTATTCATCCGGGAATTTGAGAAGCCCCGGAGCAGGTTGTGACTGCGGTGCGCAAAATGCACCGATACTGCTCTGCTTCGGTAATAGATAAAACATACGGTAACCGCTTAATAATCGCACGGCTGGAAGTAGCGCCCCTCGGGAGAGATAATGTAGTAGCTTACAAAAACTGAGATTGCAGCTTTTGTAAGCTACTATACTTTTCGAGGAGGCAAAGATATGGAGGAAGTCATGGCAGTGCGAATGGCATACCAAGAGCAAGAATGGGGACAGATTATACGCCAGCGGAAAGAAAGCGGGCTGAGTATCCGGAATTTCTGCAAAGAAAATAATATCTCTGAACGGCAGTATTTTTATTGGCAGAAGAAGATCCGGCTGACGCTAATGGACAACTGCCAACCGAAATTGCTTCGGATCGATATGCCAAAAGAATTACCTGAAGATAACCGCATCAGAAATTCAGGAGTCATTCTGGTGCGCTTTCGGGGCGCAGAAATTCAAATTCCCTCGCAGGAAATTAACGCAGTTACGGCTGTACTGCAAGCACTGAAGCAAAATGATTGATCTGAGCCAAGTAGAGGATTATTATATTGCCTGCGGTTACACGGATCTTCGTCGAGGAATAGATGGTTTAATAGCGGTAGTTGTCCAGCAATTCAGTACACAGATAGACGAAAACAGCATCTTCCTGTTTTGCGGACGCAGGACAGATCGTATGAAAGCTTTGTATTTTACAGGTGATGGCTATGTGCTCTTATATAAACGGCTCAATAACGGGAAATTTCAATGGCCGAGAAGCGAAGCGGAACTGATGAAGCTGGATAAACAGTCATTCCGCTGGCTCATGGAAGGATTAAAGATTGACCAGCCAAAGGCCATTCGAAAGAGCACACAAAAAGACTTATTTTAGCCGTAAAAGCCTTGAAAATGCTGTACTTTTCTGCCGTTTTGTGGTATCATTATAAGTAAGAAAGGCAGTGAGAGTATGGACAAAAATGAAGCTTCCAATGACAAAGCGGAACTGGCAAGCTTAAGAGAAACTGTCCAGACTCTCACTGCTGAAATTGCCCGCCTGCAGCAAAAACTGGAGCGTATGAATGAACTGTTTTTGAATGCCCAACGCGCCCGTTTTGGTCAGTCCAGCGAAAAGCAAGAGTATGTTATGCGGGGTGGACAGCAGCTGGGGCTATTTAATGAAGCAGAAGTGGAACAGGACCACAAGGCTCCCGAACCCACAGAAGAGACGATCTCTGTGGCAGCCCATCCCCGAAAGCCTAAACGTACCGTGGACGAATTGACGGCAGACTTGCCTGTGAAAGAAATCCTGATCACCCTGCCGGAGGACGAGCTTTTCTGCGACAAGTGCGGCGGAAAGCTTGTGATGATTGGGAAGAAATTCGTCTCCCAGCAGATCGAGGTCATTCCTCGCCAGTGCCAGCTGCTGAAGTATTACAGCTGCACGTACGCCTGCAAGAGCTGTGAGGAAAAAACGGGGTACGCGCACATCATCTCTACCTTGACCCCACATGCACTGCTGAAACACTCACTGGCGTCTGCATCCACTGTGGCCGACGTCATGACGCGGAAGTATGTAGACGGTCTACCACTGGCCAGGCAGGAAAAGATCTGGGAGAGAGAAGGAATCCAGTTGTCCCGTGCTACTTTGGCCAACTGGGTGATCCAGACTTCGCAGACTTGGCTAAAGCCGCTGTACCGGCGGATGAAGAAGCAGCTGTTAAGTGGCCGAGTCATCCATGCGGATGAAACGGTAGTGCAGGTGCTGAAAGAAGATGGCAAGCCAGCCACATCGGAATCCAGAATGTGGGTCTATGCCAGCAGTGACCGCAGCGGCAGGCCGATTCGCTACTTTGAATACCAGTCTGACCGCAGTGGAAAGCATGCAGCCAGCTTTCTGAAGGACTTTGCTGGCTGTTTGGTGACAGACGGCTACGCTGGTTACAACCAGGTGGAAGGCGTGGTACGCTGTGGCTGCTGGGCACATATGCGGCGAAAATGGCGGGAGGCCATGCCAAAGGGAGCAACAAAGGAGAATTCCAAAGCAGCCCTTGGATATGATTATTGCAACAAGCTCTTTGCCGAGGAAAAGAAACTTACTGGCTTGAGCGATGCTGTACGAAAAACTGCTCGTCAGGTGAAGGCAGAGCCTTTGCTTGAGGCTTATTGGTGGTGGCTTGAAAAACTGGATCCAGTCCCCGGCAGCAAGCTGGCGGAGGCGGTGACATATGCCAAAAACCAGAAGCCCTATCTGAATGCGTTTTTAGACCACGGCGAAGTGGAAATCTCCAATAATTTTGCAGAGAATGCAATTCGACCCTTTGTGGTTGGGCGAAAGAACTGGCTGTTCTGTGATACACCAAAGGGTGCCGAGTCCAGTGCGATTGTTTACACGCTTGTGGAGACCGCAAAGGCCAATGGGCTAGACGCCTACTCCTATCTACTCAATACGCTGACCGATCTGCCCAATTTGGGGAAGAACCCCAATCCGGAAGATTTGGATGCTTTCATGCCGTGGAGTCCCGCAATCCGAAAAGTCTGTACGCTACCTAAAAAAGCCCATCCTACCGAGGACCTCTGATAAGGCCCTCGGTTTTCTATCGGCGACGTGTGATTATTGAGCGGTTACAACATACGCAACCTCCTTTAGCCAATAGCAATGTAGTAATAGGTTTTATTTAATTCGTTGCACTGCGACACACCTTCGTACCCACCATTGCTTGCGTCGGACCAACTCAATGTGGTTTGCGTTAGTGCAACGTCAATATAATTATAAGCGTAATTACCACCGCTTAAGCGTCCGCGCATTGGAATCGCTGTTGTGCCTTGTGTCCATAGAAAACCATCGGAATTATACAATACATCATTATATGGCTTTTGAAAAATGCCGTAACGAGAACCGCTAACCAAAAGCAACTTTGGTTCAAATGGAAACGACAATGAAGTTGGATGTCCTGTGCCAAAAGTTCCTGTGCCAACATAACTGCCTGATGCAATCTTTGCCGCACCAATCTGCGCCGGGGTCACCCCGTGCGGGTTGTCTGTCCGCCCCGCGTGGGCCGTAAGCGCGGCAGCGGTTGCTGCCCCGATCTGTGCTACCGTCACCCCGTGGGGATTGTCCGTGCGTCCCGTGTGGGCATTCAGGCTGGCCTGCACCGCCGCCGCGCTGCCGGAGGGGTCTGCTCCGCATTGCGCAGCCGTCACGCTGTGAGGATTATCTGTCCTCCCCACATGGGTCGTGCTCACCGTAAGCGTCGTGTTAACGCCCCCGGAAAGCTTTTCCGAAGTGATCGACCCGTCGGGGATCTGACCGAGAACGACACCGGCGGATACCTCGTCAACATACTGCTTAGTGGCCGCGTGAAGGGATGCCGTTGGCGCCCCATTTAGTGTCAGCGGCCCGGTCAGTGTTCCGCCGGTTTTATCAAGCTTTCCAGCAAATAGTGTCGCGTGCACTCCCGATTCAGCAGTGTTATGCTGCAACACTGCGGCCGCCGCAGCCCCGAGCGTGTCACTCGCGGCAATTGCCTCCGCCTTAGCAGCAGCTGCTTTCGTGGTCGCGTCAGCCGCAGCTGCACTGACCGCCTCCGCTTTTGCAACAGCAATAGCCGCCGTCTGGGCCGCAGATACAGGTTTGTCGACATCTGCGGTGTTGTCACAGTTTCCGAGCCCCACCTGCGCCTTGGTCACGGCGTGAGGGTTATCCGTGCGCGCTATGTAGGTATCCAGCGCCGGAATCAGCACACCGTTGAGAAATTCTTTAACCGCCTCGCCGCCCTCGTCAAACGTCGCTTTTAGCTCCGTAGAGGACATTCCCCCCACGTCGTTCGGTTCGTCGTCCAATGCCTGAATGATCTGCATATCCTTTTCAAATCTGCTCAACGCCATATTGTTTTACCTCACATTACCGGTGGGACTTCTCCCGTTTGGTTGATTTTCCGTTGCAACTCGTGATTGCCGCGTCCCCCTACCAGCGGGACGCTTTCGCCGCCCGACGGTGCACCTTCACCGGGAGCGCCGTCCTGGGGCAGTGCCTGCGGTTGCTGCATGGCTTTAATCAGTGCTTCACGGTCAGTAATGGACCCAGCGGGAAGCCGCTTCAGGTAGTCCACCGTGGAAATCTTGCCCTGCATCAAAAGATTATCCAGCGTCTGCTGACTTGCGATCTCTGACCAGTAAGAAGAATTGCCAACATCCAGCTTGATCTGAAACGGCAGTTTTTTTAGAATAGTGAAGTCAAACGGAACCACCAGTTTGTCCGTGTCGTAGGGGTTTGGAATCTGGACGAACCGAGAACCGTAATACTCGCCCATAAACTCCATGTAGATGCGGCCCAGGTCTTCCACGCTCTTCAATAGGTTCTGCTTTGTCAACTCCATAGGCGTCGCCGCAGCCCGTTGCAAAGCAATAATTGCGGAGGTGTTATCTGGTCGGGTATCTCCCATCGCCACATCTGACGCGCCAAGAAACTTCTGCGTGTAACTGACAGCGAGGTCAATAAACTGCGCAATCTGGGGAGAGATAGTAGCCGGGTCAACAATCTTACTCACATTCTCAACGGAGCCATTCACCCCAATCGCCGCCCCCACCCGGTTGTCCCACTTTGCAATTCTCGTTTTATCAAAAACCACTTTCGGATATGCCAGCGTCATGAGTGAGATCATGGACATGGCAAACAGCTTGTTTACGAAAATCTGATTGGGAATCAAACCCGTAATCATCGCCTGCCCGTGGTAACAGTCCTGTACGTAATCCCAGTTCATCCAAGTGACGGGGTACAGCTTAATACCAAGGTCCCATTCTTCCCGAACCACACAATCCCGTGTGCATTCATACCCATGAATACTCCCGGTCTTTTTATCCCGCCACAGCCGGAGCAGCACCGTAACTTTGCCGCCCCCCAGCCGGTCAAGATTGCTGTCGGAGAGATTTTCCTTGTCGTCGGGCAGAATCAAGCTCTCCGCGTCCTCTTCCGAGATATCGTTTGCGATGGCCCTGTCAATGGCCTCATCCACCAGCATTCGCCGGTCGATAATGATAAACGGCTGAGACTGCACATCCCGACTGTTGGGATTCCCGAAGGTAACCTGCGTATTTTGCAAGACCTCCGTGCGGATATCTCCGCGGGCCGTCTGCCCGATATCCGTGTCAGGGTCAAAATAGGTGTACGTGCAGCCATCCGCGTCCACTGCGGCATTTCGGGCAAACTCCCGGACGCAGGAACCAATGCTGTTCATCTCAAAGATATTGGCGAACTGATCGTTAATGATATCCGTCAGGACTTCCATGGTATGGGGGTCCCTTTCCCCCGTGGACGGCATATTCTCCGCGTGGAGCTTCAGGTTATCCGTGGATACGTTCGCTACGGAGAACAGGACAACCCTCTTTAAAAAATTGAATACGGGGGTTGGAAGACCGTTGGACTTTACCCCCTCCCACTGTTTCCCAATGAAAAAGTTTTCATTGGTCTCAACATTCCGGTACAGCTCAATGTTGTTATTGAAATCCAGCCCCGCGCGGTATTCTTTATACACGTTTTGGGGTGTCGGGCTAAATTTTCTCATGATTCCACCTCGCTCATTTCACGTTTCCGGAATATCGCAGCTGTATGTCTGCCTGCAACACTGTTGCGGTCGCCGTGGCACTGT